GCGGCAGTTGAAGAACCGGCTACGTTGCCTTGGTTGGCAAAAAGAGCCAACTCAATGTCCAGCTTCTGCTCTTTTGCGATCAGCAGTGTCTGGTAAGCCAATTCCTTGGCGCGACCTGCATTATCGACGGCTTCGTCCGTATCGGACACGACCACAGCATTCTTGAAAATCTGTGTGCGTGCGCCAAGACGTACAGTTGGAGTAACCGCATCAGCGGATGTTGCATCGCCTTCTACGTGGGCATTTACGGCGGAGTTGCGCAATGCCTGTGTTTGCCACTCGACCAGAGTGTTCTTGGCTTTTGTTTTGCTCGACTTGGAGTAAAACGGAGTAGCGTCTGGGTCTACGTTGTAGATCATGTCGCTGAGGTCTTCACGGATGCCTACGGCGTCGTAGGTATCAAATGTGTTTGCTGGCTGTGCCATTGGTAAGTCCTTTCAAGACTAGCTTTTAAGCATCAGGTTGAGGGCGTCCTCAATAGAACCTGACTTTCTCAATTTCTGTTGCATTTTGTTGCGAGTTGCAGCCGCGTTTTCAGGAGCCTTGCGTGATCCCGCCTTCACAACTGGGCGCGCCTTATCGCCCTTTTGATCGGCTTTTGCGCGCTTCGCGACCAACTGACGATACTTACGAGCGTCGTTCAACGCCCGCACATACCGCGAATCTGACACGGCGTTCATCTCCTCTGGAGTAAACCCGTAGTCCACGCCAACTTGCACAATTTCATCCCGCAGTTTTGCCGCCTGTTCTGGGTTAGCAAACTCTGGGATGTGCTGTTGCAACTGCGTCAACTGCTCTTGCAGATACGACTGATGCGCCTGCGTTTGCTGCTGAGATTGCTGTTGCGCTAAATGTGCGACGTGTTGTTGGTTTTGGTCGTACTCAGCCTTACTCTCGTCGTACTGCAACTTTGCTTCCATGTACCCAATAGGGTCACTGGTAAACAAGTCCCGGGACGGCGGGGTAGGGGGCTGCATACCACCCGCTTGCGCGCTTTGCATCACTTGCAAGATTTGCTCACGTTGCTGCGCTAGCTCAGCGGCCTGTTGCTCAATCTCTTTACGATTTTGAGCAGCCTCTTGGAACCGCTTGTTAATTGCCGCTTGACCCGCAGCAGATTGCTTGAGCTGGTCCAGTGTCCACATCTCGTCTTTGCCGTCAACTTTGACGGGGATAAGAGTGGTGTCTCCAGTAGCCTCTACTTGGTCTAGATCGTCAATTTCTACATCATCGAAGTCGTCGTCGCTGGATGTGTCAGCGTCATCTACGCTCTCGGCTTCGGCCTCTACCACTTCGCTCTGACCGTCGTCAGTCGGCTCTGTGATTTCTTCCTCAACTTCGCTTAGATTACTTTCCTCGGTCTCCGTCTCAGGTCCGGGGGCTAGCAGGCTCTCAGCCGCTTGTTCTAGGGTAGTCGTTTCCACGGTGCTACTTTCCTTTTTTGCGATCTAAAAATGTCTCTGCCGTCATAGCGGCGTCGAGCTTCATTTCGATCTGTTCAAGCGCACGGACAATTCCATGCGCCTCCTCACGGGCTTCTACGTCTGAAGCCCCACGCTTGTCATGAAAACCCTTACTTGGTCGTCACGAACCTCTTGCAAAAAGCTGGTAAACGCGGTGTCGCTTTTTAAGCGCCGCGCATCATCTGCTTTTATGCGAATATCTGCTGTCACTGCTGTGGACCCATCATCATGCGCTGACGCTCTTGCTCAGCCTTGATCTGTTGCTCGTTAGCCTGCAACCCAAATTTACCTTCTAGCTCAGCGTTTTTCAACACAAGGTCTTGATACATCTCGTCGCGCTTGCGGTCATCATCCATGATAGCCTTCTGCGCGTCCAGTTGGACCTTCATAGCGTCCGTCTGCGCCCGCGTCTGTGCCTTCATCTGCTCCGCCTGCATGAATGCCATAGCCTGCGGGTCTTGTGGGCCTTGCTGGCCTTTAGCCTGCGCCCGCTTGCTGCGCCTGCTGCATAAGCTGCTGCTCATACTCTGGCGTAATAGGCTGGAAGTAGCGGTCGCTGTTGCGGATGCCCGAGGCTGCCATCATGTCGCTCAGCGTGTTGCGGATATTGACCAGCGACACCACGCCGTTGCTCGGCCCGTACTCTGCGTAGACCTGCCGCTGCAAGCCCAAGACCTCGCGGTAAGCCATAGCGCGTTCTTCTTCGCGCCCAGTGCCCAGTCCTACGTTGATCGACACGTCCATGCCGGTGTCCCACACGCGTGGGTCGATAGGCACGAAAGCGCCGTTGAGACGCATCATCTGGTCCTCGTCTACGTTCTTAACCATGAGGCGCAGCATAATACCGAACAAGTCTTTCATCCCGTCAGCAAGGTTGCGTACCATAACTTCAACTTGGCCCGCAGCGGCCTGCACAGTAGCTGTAACAGCCGCCTTGGTTGTTGACTGCATGGCGTCTGGGTCAAGTCCCATAGACGCCCTAGTGACGCCCGTTTTTGTCTCTACAAGGCCGTCCATGTAAGACAGCGCACTGAGTGTCTGCCCCGCAACAAACGGCACGGCCAGCGTTTGCACAGCGCCCGGTGTACGCTGACGTACAACAGCGCCGATTTCGTTGTTCAACACGTCGTCCATGTTTACCGCACCCTCAGTGACGGCAATGCGCGGGTTGTTCGTCATAGCGACGTTGTCCAAGATACCGCGCAGAATAGACGTTGCAGCGTCTTGGTCGTCGATGATGATCTCGGCCAGAGACCGGCCGTAGAATGTGTGCGGTTCTGGGTCTACTTCGAATTTCGCAAACGGGATTTCGTCTGCGGGTTCGTAGTCTAGCATTTCGTATGCCGTGCCGCCGCATGTGATACGGTGCAGCACAGGTACGCCTGTACCGTCCGCGTCGATGCGCATGTACGCCTCGGTGACTGTGACGTTTTTCATCGACGGGTCTTGAGTGTCCTCGTCCGAGTAGTCCTCCGCGTACCCGCGGCGTGCAAACACCTCGGCCTCAGTTACCTCTGAGCCAGCGTCAAAGCTGTCTAAGTTACTCACTACGTCGGGGTCGTAGCCCATTGCGATCAAGTCGCCAGCGCGCATGTCAGTGCGGTGCGCCACGATATAGGCGTCCTCAAGGTTGCGGGCGTTGCGGTCGATAAAGAACTCCTCGGGCGGCACGCTCTCTACACGCAGCTCGCCACTTTCTTCCTCGCGGCTGAGCTTAACGCTGTGAACGGCTGCCTCAACCTGCATACCCATGGGGTCCATTGCAGCCGCATACTCAACAGTATGCTCCAGCACCGTTACGCCGTCGTCAGCCACAAGGTATGTGAACTCGTCGTCAGACAGGTCGCTGTAAGTGTAGATTTTAGCCTCGGGCGTCATCAGCCAGTAGGCTTTAACGATACCCTGCTTTTTCACAAGCGCGTCGTGGAACGCGTCGTTCAGCACGCGGTATCCGTTCTGGCGGTTAAACTCGTAGTGCATGTAGGACGTTGCCTGCTCAGCGGCCGCCACATCCTCGGGGCCTTTGGGCGTGTACTCAACGGGCTTAGAGCTGCTGAGGAAAATACGCATCAGGCTTGGCTTAACGGCGCGGATCGTGTCGCGCACCTTAGTTGCCACAACCTTGCTGCGGCCATCCTCATAGCCGATGTCTACCTCGCCGTCGTAGTAGCGCTGTGCTTTGATCCGCTCGTCGCTGATCTCGCTTTCGATGAAGTCTACGGCATCCTCAATCGCGTTCTGCACGATACCCTCGACCTGAAGCCGTGTCATAGGTTCAGGGCCGTCTATAATCTCGTCCGCCTCAACCTCAACGCCTTCGATCAGGTCTTCGATCATGTCTTCGGGTTCCATATTTTATCCTTAATCCTGAGAAAGCAGTCCCGGTAGCATTGGCACAGATTGGCGGGGAAGTTGATACGGGTTGCGCAATAAAGTTTGCATCGCATTGCTGCGCATTGCAGCTTGCCCTAGCGCGGGGAGTGCCACGCCTGCCGTGCCGCCTATAAGAGCGCCGGGGGTGCCGCCTACCAAAGCGCCGATTGCGCCGCCCGTACTTGCGCCTATACCTTGAGACGTGCGTATGCCGCCCGCGGGTACTGCGGGGGCTGGCCGTAGGTTAGCCGCGGCGGCTCGTGTAAATTCGCCCATGTCCGTAGTTCGGCCCGTAGCGTACGCCTCGCGGCCTTGCGAACGGATCAGTGATTGGTTTAACTGCTGCGGAGACAGGATGCCACGCTCTGCGCCCGCGCGTGAGGCTGCGTCTCGCACGGCGATAAAGTTTCGGTAGCCTTCTCGCGCTCTCGCAAGTTTTTCAATGTCGTCAGTGCGGTTTGCGGCGCGCAGCGCCGTGTCGGTCAGGTCATCAATTAGGGTACGCAAAGCGTGGGCAGCCTGCCGCGTTGCGGCATCTGACGAGATTGTCAGGTTTCCAATATCTGATCGGTACTCTCGCAGACGTGTGAGCGGAACAGATTTACCCGAAACGGCAAGCGCCCTAATCTCCTCGGCAATGCCGCGCACGCGCTTAATTAGCATTCCCTGTGGGACGCGGGCAGCGTACTGAGTCGCTATGTCCCTCGCGGCAGCTGCGTGGCTGGCGCCCGGAATAATCACGGCCCCCGCCGTCGCGTCTGCCATTTCGGTAACCAAACGGCCTTCAACAGCGGCTAGATTTGTGGGCGTTGCGAGTTTTTCCGTGCTGCCAAGAAGCTGACGCATGGTAGACTCCGTGACGTCCTCAAGCTGCTGAGGTGTTGCCTGCAACCGCCCCTCCGCGCCCATAAGGCGGCGGTTGCCGAGAGCCTGCCCCGCAGTGACGTTACGGACTCCTGCGTCCTCAAGCACGTTAGCCATGCGTGCAGATTCCGTCTGGCCTGCAAATGCCCCTGCTCTAGGGGCCGCTAAAAGGGAAGCGCCTAAAGCCGCGCCTGTCCGTGCGTAAGGCTCAAGCGCCGTGCCTTCTGTGAGCTGCCCCGCAGCTTCGCTGGCAACGCCCGGCACTACGCCGTATCGCACAATGTCGCCAGCGTTTGCGCCGCTGGACAACGCCCTGTTTCGTGCCATGTTTGTGAGGCGCGACACGCCTCCCCCGCCGCCCGCGAACTCCCCAGCCGTAGCTATGTATTCGCCGGCTGTGCCGGGCGCAACGTACTGGCTCTCGGCCCCGATCATAGGCACAGACGCGAGCATGTCACGGGTGTCAGGCAATGAGGCCAAGGCACGCGAGGCCGCCGACGGCTCCTCCATGCCCAAAACCTTCTCTACGCCCATTACGCCAAACTGCGCCAAGTTGGCGGGGATAGCGGGCGCATCAGCGATGCCGCGCGCTGTGGCGGCTGTAGCGCCACGAATAAACTCCCCCAGCCTCTCGCCCCGCGTATCCACCTCGCCGTAGCCAATAAGGTTTTCCCCTACCATTGTCTGGCGGAACCTATCAAACAGGCTTTCCGGCTCTGCATCCGGCGCGGGAGTGTTCCCAGCCGCCTGCGCACGCGCAATAAGGCTCCGCGCTGTCGCTACGTTGCCGTCATCGTAAGCGCGGCGGGCGGCGTCTCGTAACTGCTGTTCGGTGTAATCAGCCATTGGTTACCCCCAAATACTCTAGTTCGGCCGGCGTATAACCGCCATCGGGCGGCGGCGTAGCGCCTGTTGTGGGCGGCGTAGCGCCGTCTCTAGCCGCGGCCTCGGCCTCGGCCATATCTCGGTACAGTTGAAGCGGGTTGCCCAGCGCGTCATAAGCTGCCGTTGCATCCCGCAAATTTAGATCCCCGAATTGTAGCTGCCGCGCAATTTGCGCCCGTGCTACATCGTAATCAGCCATGGCTCGCATTGTGCTGATGATTTCTAGGTTACCTTCCCTAGTGTTAATAAGTCTAGGCAAAGACCTCTTAAACAACGCCAAGTCCGCGTCGGACATCTGGCCTGAGCCCGGAGGCCGCTGCCCCGGAACAAGCTGCGATATAACAGCATTTGCTGCCTGCACAAAGTCCGCACCCTCTAGCTCAATACCCAAGTCGCCAGCAAAACTAACCAAAGCCGCTTGAGCCCCCGAAGGAGAATTTAGCAGCGCGTTCTCAAGAACGTCAATTTGCCCTAAAGAGCGCTGCGCACTCGCTCCCGCGACTACTACATCTGACGTTTCTTCCGCGGTCTGCCTACCTGTATTTTCCATAAATGCCGTCTCAAGCACAGATTGTGGAGTCCCTGCGTTAATGTCGCCGCCGCCTATGGCAGTAATTTTACCGTCGGGCGCTACGTTATACAGTCGATTACCCGCAGGGCCCTCCAAACCTATCTCAGACCCTCGGACTACCCGATACGAGGGCGCTTGCGATTGCTGATAAGCCTGCAACGCGGCCGCTGCGCCCACGGACTCGACAAGTCCCGCAAACCGTTCGCCGCCCGGCTGGCTGCTGAGCCACTCAACAGTGCGGTTGTTCGCGGCGTCCTGTTCGCGCGTTGCGCGTTGCCCAGTAACTATGCGCGGGATATTCTCGTCGGGGCGTTGGCGCAGCGAGTTAAACGCCATCGCAAGGTTGCCCATCGTGTTGCCGAACCTGCTGCGCTGGTAGAACGGCAGTGCCGTCTCGCCCTGCGCTGTCGGGTCTCGCCGCTGAATACCGAGTTGACCTAACAGGCCCTGCGGTTGTGTAGGTTGCATAGCCATCTGCGGCTCTCCTCTAAAATTTAATGCGG